GTCGATCCAGAGATGACAGGATATGCCTTCGGTGTGCATGAACGTGTGATCAAATCTGGAATTCAGCCGGATACGGACGAATACTATAGACAGATTGACAAATCCATGCGACAAAAATTCCCGGAACAGTTTGGTGTGCAGCAAGAGACACCTGCCGCCAGACCGGGCACCGTGGTAGCCCCGGCAGACAGAACTGCCAAATCTCCACGCAAGGTTCGTCTCACAGAAACGCAGGTCCGGCTCGCGCGTAAACTTGGTTTGACAAACGAGCAATACGCACGGGCGCTGCTTGAACAGGCCGAACGAGAGGCAAGAAGCTGATGACAGACGGGCGCACCCTCAACCGCACTCCACGTGATGCGACGACCCGTGAGGCATCGGAACGGACCCAGACATGGCGTCCAGCGTCTCTTCTTCCCATGCCTGAGCCGAGACCCGGCGTTGAATTCCGCTACATTCGGACAACGCTCATCGGCGGCTCTGACAGCAAGAATGTCAGCGCAAAGTTTCGTGAGGGCTGGGTTCCAGTCCTAGCGAAAGACTACCCGGAACTTCGTGTCATGTCTGACCACGATAGCCGCTTTCCAGAAAACATCGAGATTGGTGGCCTCCTGCTATGCAGCAACTCCACCGAAATGATGTCTCAACGCAGAGAGTATCAGGCTAGGAAATCCGCCGCCCAGATGGATGCGGTGGACAACAACTACCTTCGCCAGAACGATCCGCGCATGCCAGTCTTGGCCCCCGAACGCAAAACGCGCGATACATCTTTTGGTGGCTGAAATGAGTCACCATTCCGTAACCCCTGAGAGGATGAAGACATGAGCAACATAGCTGCTCCCTTCGGTCTGCGTCCGATTGGTCGGCTGGATCAAGGCTCTCTGGAAGTGATGAGGCAATACCCGATTGCGTCGGGATATAACACCAACATCGCAGCCGGGGACATTGTTCAGCTTGTGGACAATGGAACCACCACGACCATAACGAAGCAAGCCGGAACCGGCGACGACAGCACTGCGCTGGACATCGTTGGTATTTTCATGGGATGCACCTACACAGACCCGAACCTCGGGTATGTGTTGCATTCTACAATGTGGCCCGCTGACACCGTTGCCAGTGACGCCATGGCGTATGTGGTTGACGACCCGAACGTGCTGTTTGCAATTCAGGCGGATGGTGCCCCGGCCAACACCGGAGACATCTACGGCAAGAACTGCCTTCTCGTTCAGAATGCCGTTAGCACGACGATGAAAGCATCTCGTGTGGCGCTGGACATCTCCGAACTCGATACTGCTGCTGCGAACCCGATCCGCGTGATCGACTATCTCGGCGGTGCGAGGGGTGATGAAGTTGGAACTTCCTATCCCGTCTTGGTGTGTAAGTTCAATTACCACCAGCATACCAGCACCACTGGTTCTTCGTGATAGGGAGATAGAAAATGGCTATTTCTCGCGCACAACTACTGAAGGAACTCCTTCCCGGCCTGAACGCGCTGTTCGGAATGGAATACCAGACTTACGAAAACGAGCATGCGGAAATCTACGAAACCGCTACCTCTGATCGTTCGTTCGAGGAAGAGGTGAAGCTGTCCGGCTTCGGGGCTGCTCCCGTCAAACCGGAAGGTTCGGCTATCGCCTACGACTCGGCTCAGGAGTCCTTTGTCACCCGCTGGACGCACGAAACCGTTGCGATGGGCTTCAGCATCACCGAGGAAGCGATTGAGGATGCGCTGTATGACAGCCTCTCCGCTCGCTACACCAAGGCGCTCGCCCGCGCTATGGCCTACACCAAGCAGGTCAAGGCTGCGGCTCTTCTGAACAACGGCTTCACCACCTACAACTCCGGTGATGGCGTCGCCCTGTTCAGCACGTCGCACCCCACCGTTTCTGGTGGCGTGAACGCTAACCGTCTGGCGACCAACGCAGACCTCAACGAAACGTCGCTTGAACAAGCTGCGATTGACATTGCCGACTTCGTGGACGAGCGCGGTCTTCTGATCGCTGCCCGGCCTCGCAAGCTTGTCATTCCTCCGCAGCTTATGTTCGTCGCTACGCGCCTTCTGGAGACAGAGAAGCGTGTGGGCACGGCAGACAATGACGTGAACGCGATTGTCACCAACGGGACTTATCCCGAAGGTTATCGCGTCAACCATTTCCTGACCGACCCGGATGCGTTCTTCATCAAGACGGATGTTCCGAACGGGATGAAGATGTTCCAGCGTGCCCCGTTGACGACCGGCATGGATGGCGATTTCGACACCGGGAATGTTCGCTACAAGGCCCGTGAGCGTTACAGCTTCGGGGTAGGCGACCCCCTGTCGATGTTCGGCAGCCCCGGTGCCTGAGCGCACCTAACTGAAC